ATCAACTAAAATACCTGGTGGTAAATCAGCCGGTGGAGGTTCAGTACCTTCAATGCCAGCAGCACCAGCCTTTGATCCTACTGCAGCATTAGACGCAGCATCTGAAGGACAGGAACAAGATAATCAATTAACATTAAACAATCAAAACAGTGTTGTTAGAGCTTACGTAGTATCATCAGAAGTTACCGACCAACAAGAAGCAGACTCAAGGATTAATGAGTTAGCGAGATTATAATATATACCATATGAGCAAAATAGGAAAGATAGTAGAGTTATTAATAGACTGGGATGAAATGGAATTCGATGACCTCGGAGTTTCAATTATGTCATTAGTGGAAAAACCTGCAATAGGTATCTCATGGCAAGCATTCAGTGAAGAAGAAGTAGATGAAATTATAGTAATGGCAAGTCATCCAGACTTTGGAGAAGTGTTAGACTATAACGAAACTATAGAGATCTCAGCAACAGAAGCAAACTTTGGATTTACAGATACACTTAAAGCGATTATTGGACTAGATATATTAGGTAAGAAAGATCCTAAAGACGAAGGAGAGATCAAATACAGATACTCAGGACCAACTGCTCAAAGAGATTTCTGTAGAGCAATGCAGAGACTTAATAAAGTATACACATTAGAAGAGATTAACAGTATGTCAGGACTTAATCCTGGGTTCGGAGCGAGAGGTTCTAATTCTTATAACATCTTTAAATACAAAGGGGGACCTAACTGTCAACATTACTGGGAACAAGTAAGAGTATTTAGAGACGGTAGAAAAACTGTAGTAGTATCTGAAGGTCCTGCGAGAGGTTTAGGTGGAGAAGCGATGGAAGAACAACCGAATAATGGTTATTTAATGTCTCAGTGGAATTTCTCAGAGGATGACCAAATGATAATTACAGGTCCAGCAATGACTCCTAACATTATGATACCTAGAAAAGATGCTGACGGTAATATGTTTCACGTATACTTTACTGAAGAGACAATCGAGAAGATATCTAAGAGGTTCTTAGAGGAATCCAATCATAACAATACTGATATTAATCATGACGATAATTTAGTTGAAGAGAACACACTCCTAGAGTCTTGGATCGTAGAAGATCCGGAAATGGATAAGTCAAAAGCTTTAGGATTTGACGTACCTAAGTCGACATGGATGGTAAGTTACAAAATTAATAACGAAGATACTTGGAAAATGATAAAAGATGGATCCCTGTCGGGATTCAGTATCACTGGTCAATTTATTGAGAGAGCAATAAAGAAATAATAAAATGGAAGATTTGAAAAACAATGTAGCGAATGTAACCACCATAATAGGAACTGGTTCTGTAGTATTAGGAACTTCAGAAATATTAACCCTAATTTTATTAATAACTGGTATTATCTTTAATGTAGTTAGAATTTGTGAAATTAGACGTAAAAGAAAAAAGGACCAGTAGAGTTAACCACTGGTCCTTAATAAAAGTAATAATCTAAATCTAATACAAGTATTATACTTAAGGTTTTAAAATAGTTTCATAGTTCTTTGTCTTTTAAATTTACATCGAACCGACAACATATTATTATCTAAGTGTTCCGCTCTACTTAGTGTTTCTGATTTTATCGCAGTGATATACTGTGGATATAATTCTTCTAATTCCATACATGATTGGTTATGTAATTTAGAACGATTAGGATTACTACATCCTCCCTTTTGAGATCCTACTTTCGCGAGACCCTCTACTCCAAATTTACCAACTGAAGGAATATCATGACCATCATGGAAATACTTTACTGAAATGTAAATGTCTTCTAACATCTCCGGACCATCCATGTAATTATACTTTTCACTATCAAAATGATCTAAGTTAAAAAAGACCGCTCTGAAACATGGTTTATTTAAACTATATGGTGTCACCTTTTCAAATATACGCGCTTGTATACTTAATGACCTAACTGTTCCAAAGTAGTATTCATCCATTAGAGGTTCTAAATACTCTATCATCTCTTCTAAGACATCACTTGTATTCTCCTTTGTATATCTCGCCCAGTTCACCTGTGGTTTACCTTTTTCTTTACAAGATAAACATGGTTTAGGAAAGGTTCTACGAAACGCAGTGTCATCATCGATAACCATGATTTTACCACTCATCCTTTCATTAATATGTTGTCGAGTTTCTCTAATACCATCAGTGTCATTAGGTATTAACCAATATTCAGGATGTGGGTAGTTTTCCTTATAGTGGTAGTGTTCATTTTCCCGAACTACAAGGACATAATACTTCTTTTGTAATTCTGGTGAGACGTCGTTCAACGCTAACACGTTGTCGGGTCTTCTATAACTTGGTATAACTATCTTCATATGATTATATATCTGCGTTCTATAATGTAAATTCTGATAGTTTCTTTAATTCTTTTTGGTATACTTGTTTAAAGTCATCCATAAAAGTATCTCCGATACATTCGAATTCTCCCGCATCCATATATAGTTCACCAATTCCGTTGAAAGTAATTTCTAGTTCACCGTGATAAGATGATGAATCGAATTGGAAGATTACTTCGTCATAACCTTTCCAATCGAAAATTGGGTTTGGATAATCACTCTTAATCATTTGTGTAATTTCGTCTTGTACTCTTTGTAAATCTGTCATTGTTTATTATTTTATTTGTTATTATGTATATTATATATTTAATTTAAGAAAAGTTTTAAATTAGTTTACTAAACTGTAGCACCACCAATTTTAAGATAACCATACCAATCTAAGGCTTCTTGTAAGAAGTCAATAGATTCTGGCATTTTTTCACTACGATCGTAATAGTGTGTTACTTTAAACTTACCCCATTTAAAGATAATTTCGTTTTGCTTATCTTCAGGAACATAAAAAGATTGGCTATAGTCAGATTTTTCAACTATTAAATAGGTTTTACCAATGTACTTACGATATTCACTGTAGGATTTAACGTCGCCGTTAAAACATTTTGTAAGTTTAATACGATTTTTTTTAAGGAATGCTTTGTACTCATCCCAAGTGTACTTTAAATTTGTCATAATGTTATTTGTTTTTATTATTATACTACTAATATAACACTTATTATTGAAACAAAAAAACTTTGGGTCATTTATTTTCACTAGAGGTCCTATTTATAATGATTATAGATAAGGGAGTAGGGTCTTCTATAATAAAGAACGCGCGCGCCCCCGGGTAGGGGGTAATTCCACAATTCCACAATTCCACATGTTTGGTCATTAAGAGACCGATATATATTTATAACTATAGGGAATTAACCTTATAGAAAAACAATACTATATTAATATGAACGTTAACGATGTGATTACAAAGTTGAAAGTTATGTTAGGAGCTCAGGAAGCTGTTGTAGAGGTTAAAATGGCCGAAGCAACTTTAGTAGATGGAACTGAAGTATATACTGAAGGTGAATTAGAAATAGGAGCAATCTTATTTGTAAGAGCTGGTGAAGGTGTATCGGAAGACCCATTTGCACCTGCGGGAATGCATGAAACAACTGACGGACAAGTTATTACTGTAGGAGAAAATGGAGAGATCTCTAAAATTGAAACTGAAGACGCTGAAGCAGTAGCTGACGAAGAAGTTGAAGTTGAATTAGAAGAAGATGTTGAAGTAAAAGTAGAAGAGAAAGAAGCATTTGATGCTGAAGGTCTTATCGAAGCTATTGCTCAAATGATCCAACCTCAATCAGAAATAATTGAAGAATTAAAGAAAGAATTATCAGTATTAACTGCTAGATTCGAAGTTGTTGCTAACTCACCTGCAGCACCTAAAGTTGTTACTAATACTTTTAAAGAGATATTAGACGACAAAAACTCTAAGATGGCAGCTAAGCTAGATATGCTTAGACAAATCAAGAACAAATAAATAACAAACAAAACAAAAACAATTTAATTATGGCATTTGGATTCAACGTAGCAGCTTTACCTGCATACACAGATCAATTATCAAACGAGATAATTGCTAAATCAGTATTAACTACTGACCTATTACAATACTTAGACTTAAGAACTGGATATACTTCTGGAACTGTAGCAATCAACTTAGTAGACGCAGCTTTACCTGTATCTGCTTTATCATGTGGATTTACTCCTGATGGTGAAATTACTTATACACAAGTAAATGTAACTATCGAATCTTTACAATCTAAGACAGAAGTTTGTCCAGAAGATTTAAGAGCAGTATACCAATCGGCATTTATGTCAGCTGGAACTGGAAATGATGCAATTCCTTTTGAGGAAGTTATTTCAGGACAATACGCTGAGAAATTAACAAAATACAACGAAGGATTCTTAATCAATGGATTTGGAGCTTCTTTAGGTATTAAAGGACAAATTACTGGAGCTAACGGTGCAACTGTACCTGCAGGAGCAGTAGCATGGACAGTAGCAAACGCTGTTG